AGGCGCGGCCGGCGTACACCGCCAGCAGGAGCAGGCTGTACGCGATGAGCGAGCCCAGCACCAGCAGGAACGCGAGCACCGTGCCGCCGGTCACTGCGGACCCGCCTGGGTGATCGCGACCGTCGTCCGGCCGGGGATGGCGTGGCAGTACTCGTCCGGGTCGACGTCGAGCTGCTTGAGCGCCGTCGTCCGCCACGCCGGCCGGTTCGTCAGGGCGTACTGGCCGATCGCGTCGCGAACGAGCGCCTCGAGCATGTCGTCGGTCTCACCCGACGCGCGATCGGTAGCGGCGTCGAGCGCGATGCGACGGGTGACGACCTCGGTGAGCTCGTCGTGATTCCACTCGCGCCGGTCCTTGCCGAAGCGGCGCTCGGCGACCCCACCCGGCCACTCAACGACGTTCCCGCTCATGAGCCGTGCGGCGCGCTGCTCGATGACGGCTTCGACCTGCGCGAGGTCCTGCCGTGCCTGCCGGACCGTGGCGAGGGCGTCCAGGGCTTCGACCTCCTGCGCGCTGTCGAGCCAGGCGGCGACGTCGCGGGACAGGGCGGCGACCGTGCCGGTCAGGTCGAGCGCGTCCAGGCTCAGAGGGGCGGTGGCAGGTACGCCGGCCACGGAAAGGTGCGCGGCCTCATGGGCGTCCTTCTCCGCGTAGGCCGGAGCAGCGACAGCGTCCGCGTCGTTGACCACCGCCCCTGCAGGCTCGGTGTGGCATGGGCAGGAACACCAGGGGTTGCGGCGGCAGAGATCGTGGTGCTTCGAGTACGCGCAGAACCCGGAGTACTGCGGCCGCGGGATGGCTTGTACCGCGGTGCTCATGCCGGAACTGCCTCGGTGTCGAGGGTCTGCTGCTCGGCGTCAGTGGCGGCCTTCGCGTCGGCGACGGCGCGCTCGCCGCTCTTGATCGCGGCGGCGGCGTCCCGGAACAGGTCCTCCGCAGTCGCGCGGTCGGCGTCGGTGAGCTTGCCGATGCGGTGCTGCTCGACCATTTCCGACCACAGCCCGCGGCACTCGCCCTCGGTGCGGGCGCGGTCGAGGCGCTCCTGCCAGCGGCCGAACCACGCGATGTCGGTCTCGGGCAGCGGCGCGGGCAGCGCCCACGGGTCCGCGGCGAGCGGCCCGCGCTCGGCTGGGGTCTCGCTCGTCGTCAGGTCCTTCACGAGCTGCGCGTGCGTCGGCACGCCTTCCTCGTCTACCTCCGCGCCGAGCTCCTCGGCCGTGTAGTGCAGACCGGAGAGGGCGTCCTCACAGGCGTCGCGCGCGACCTGGGTGATTGCCCGCGCCTTGAGCATCGAGGCGGGGTACTGCTGCCAGACGCTCTTCCCAGCGAGCTTCGCCGCCTTGGCGTCGTCCATCGTGAACGTCACCTCGAACGTGAAGTCCGGGTCGTCCGCGCGGATGATCTGCGCGGTGGCGCTCTTCGCATCGCCGGTGACCCGCAGCTTGTGGCCAGCCCGGCGTACCAGCGCGGAGATCAGCGCGGCCGACGCCGACGGCTTCCCGTCGATCACGAAAATGCCGGTGACCGCGGTCAGCGGGTGCGCGCCGAGCATCTCGGCGTACTCGATCGCGTACAGCAGGTTCGCCGGCTGCCGGCGGTACTGGGCTGGGAGCAGACCGGACTCGGCTAGCGCCTGCGCGTACCGGATCTTGTCGGGTACGGCCATCCGCGACGGGGCAGATGCGCGGAGCGCGACCTCGGCGGTCATGCGGACACCTCGGCGAGGACCGGGGTGGTGCCGGCGATGAGCCACCAGCAGCCGGTGCCGTCGTAGCCGGAGGCGCGCCAGCCGATGCAGGCGAGCCCCTCGGCGTCCTCGGAGGCGTATTCCTCGACGGGGAGCTCGACGGCGGCGGCCCAGCGCCGGACGGTGTTCTCCACGAGCGGGTCGTGCACTGCCGTGACCTGGACGTGCGTCGGGCTGACGGAGAGGGCTGCTTCGGGTAGCTGCTCTTTGTTGATGAGGGTCGCGAGGCGGACGAGCCGCGCGGCCTGTGGGGTGAGGGTGCTTTTCATGGTGCTGCTGGTCTCCTTCGTGGGATGCTGATGGGGCTGGCTCCGAGGGCCGTCCGGGTGCGACCGGGCGGCCCTTAGCCGTGTCATGCGGTGGAGCGGTGGTCGGTGGTGCTGGTGAGGAGGGCGGCTTCGCGCTCCTCGCGGTCGAGGCGGACGAGGACGCCCGCGAGGACCTGGTTCAGCGCCTGCTCGGCGGCCGCGCCTTCGGGCGTGGCCGGGTCGAGCGGCTCGCGGATCACGCTGCGCTGCCAGTGGGCGTCTTCGCGTCCGAGTGCACAGTCACGACACGCAGGATGAGCGCCCGGTAGTGGATGCCCAGCGCCTGAGCGATCGACTGCAGGAGCGCCGGGCCGGGCTGCCGGTTGCCGTTGCAGATGTCGCTGATGTAGCCGCGGCTGGTCTCGCAACGGGTGGCGAGCTGCGAGCGGTTGATGCCCCGGCGCTCCATCGTGTCGTTCAGGACCTCGGTGTCGATCTCGTACCCGACCTGCGCGCCCGTCTTCTCGTCGGGCACCCAGGTGAGCGGGGCTCTGGTCGCTGCCATGTGTGCACTATGGCGAACATCTGTGAACGTGTCAACCACTTCCGAAACTGCGTGCACCTGCGAACGGTTTTCGCAGGTCGCGCACCTGAATGACACGCGTGTAAGCAGGTCAGAACCATCGCCTGGAGCGAACTTCTACGTGCACTGTTCGCTCAGAGACGTCACCGTTCGTCGGCGGCAGGCACCACGCTCTGCCGTGTGACCAGTACGCAGCCGCCTCCGCAGCCCGAGTGGGGCAAGCTCATCCAGGCCCGCCGTGAGCAGCAGGGCCGGTCCGCTAGACAGGCCGCCCTGATGGCAGACGTCTCCAACGCCTACTGGGGGCAGGTCGAGAAGGGCTACGTCTCGGTCGGCGGTGAGTATCGGCCCGTGACGCCTACGCGCCGGACGTTGCTGGCGATCTGCGACGCCCTCCGGATGACCCCGAAGGAGACGCAGGCGGTGCTCGCTGCAGCCGGCCACAAGGGCTACGTGCCCGGCGACATGAAGGCACCGCGCGAGAGCGAGGTCGACCTGACCGGTCTGTCGCGGAAGGACGTCGCGCTGCTCAACGCGATCGCCGACCGGTTCCGCGAGGGCGTGGAGGTCGCGGACGTGGTGCCGCTGACGGTGGAGCCGACGCCGCTGCGCCGCGTCGCCTCAGGACGACCGACGCGGCCGGCGCCGGAGCGCGAGACCGCGGCGGAGCGGAAGGCGCGCGAGGCCGCGAAGAACAACCCGCACGGGCGGAGGTCGAAGTGATCGACCCCGGCGAGCTCGCCCTGCGCATCCCGTCCCTGACGATCACGACGGCGCTGCTACCCGACGGCGTGAAGGCGTACTACTACCCGGAGATCGACACGATCGTCCTCGACGAGCGCCTGTCCGAGGCCGAGAAGCGGTGCGCCGTCATGCACGAACTCGTTCACAGGCAGCTCGAGCATGACCTGCCGGAGGGCTTCGACAAGTGGCAGGAGAAGCGTTGCCGCGAGATCACAGCCCGCGCGCTGATCAACATCTACGACTACGGCGACGCCGTCATGTGGTCTGACGACCCCGTCGAGCAGGCCGAGCACCTGGTGGTGGACCCGGACACCCTTGAGGACCGCAAGAACGCACTCACGGCCGACGAGGACGGGTACCTGCGCGCGCTGCGCGCGCGGGCGGAGGGAGCAGCGTGACCACCACCGCGTGCCGCGCATGCGGCGGGGTCGTCTCGTTGAACGCGGCGACTTGCCCGCACTGCGGCGAAGGTCATCCGTCGGGTTCGGGGCGCCCTCCGCGTGGTTCCAGGCGGATGTGGCTTCTGCCCGCTGTCATCGCAGCCGTGGCCCTCGCTGCTGCCGCGGCGTGGCTCGTCACAAGAGGCAGCGATGACTCGCGCACGCTGACAGCAGGCGACGTGGAGCGGGAGTTGGCCAGCGGGCTGCCCGGGTCGCCCCAGGTGTTCTGCCCCGGCCCGATCCCACTAGACCGCGGCAAGATCGTCGACTGCGTTGCATGGCGACGGGGGGAGGGGCCGAGGTACGTGCGCGTCACGCAGGATGACGACGAGGGTCACTACTCCTTCAAGTTGACCGGCCAGAACGCGCCGCCCCCACCAAAACTCTGCCGCGAGGTGACCAGCGGCATCCCCGCCGCCGCTGGCGAGACCGACCTCGCTTTGCGAGTACAGCCGGCCGGCGGGACCGACCTGTCCCAGGCGCAGGTGGAGGAGATCACTCGCACGCGCGAGGCTCTGCTCGCCCTGGTGAACGATGCGGCGAAGGCAGGCTGCAGCATTGACGGGCTCATCAGCGACCCGCTCCGACAGGTGTTGAAGATCCCGTGACCGAGCTCAGCGGCGACGAGCAGGCGATGCTGGCGTTCGAGCGCAGCTGGTGGAAGTACGCCGGCGCGAAGGAGAGCGCGATCCGGGAGCAGTTCGGGATCAGCGCCACCGCCTACTACCAGCGCCTCGGGCGGCTGATGGAGCGGCCGGAGGCGTACATGCACGACCCGGTGCTGGTGAAGCGCCTCCGCCGACTCCGTGAGACGCGCGCGGCCGCACGGCGGGGGCGGGCCGCCGCGTCGTGAGCGCGCAGCGGCGGCTCCGCGCGGTCACGGACGCGCCATTGCGGTTCGGTATCGCCGTCCGGGTCTCCCGCGTCATGGGTCGTGGCGGGGACACGTTCCACAGTCCGGAGACGCAGGAGACGGCCGCGCGCCGCGCCGTCGTTGCCGCCGGCGGCGTCGTGGAGGAAGGCGTCGGCGCCAGCGGCGTCTTCTTCGACCTCGACGTGTCCGGCGCGATCGCGCCGTCCGACCGACCCGGCCTCGGTGAGGCGCTCGAACTGGTCCGCGCCGGCAGGCTGGACGGGATCGCGCTGTACGACCTGTCGCGCTGGTCCCGCGAGACCGTCGCCGGGCTGCGGGAGCTCGAGCAGGTCGCCGCTCTCGGCGGGCAGGTGCTGTCCGCCTCGGAGACGATCGACCTCGCAACCCCCGCCGGCCGCTTCTCCACGACCGTGCAGCTCGCCGCGCACCAGATGCGCCGCGATGAGGCGTCGCGGGCGTGGCGGGCGACCCACGCCGCCCGGCATGAACAGGGCAAGCCACACGGCACCGTGCCCCTCGGCTACCTCCGCCATGACGGGCAGGTGATCGTCGACCCCGTCCTCGGCCCGGCCGTGCGGCAGGCGTTCCTCGACTACGCCGCCGGGCTCGTCTCGCAGATGGACATCGCGAAGCGCCTCGGCCCGCTGCGCGGCCGGCGGGTGTGGCAGTCGACGGTCAGCGACATGCTCCGCTCACCGTTCTACATCGGACAGGTGCGGCTCAACGGGCAGACCGCGCCCGGCCGGCACGAGCCGCTCGTCGCCGACGAGGTGTGGCATGCCGCCCGCCGTCGCCTTGAACGGGAGGGGCAAGGCCCCGTCCGGGTCCGCAGCGCGTCGCACAGCCTCGCCGGGCTCCTCGTCTGCGACCTCTGCGACCACGCGATGTGGCAGCGCAAGCCGGGCTATCAGCGCGAGCACCTCGGCAGGCCGGTGCTCGTCACGTGCAGGACGAAGCGGGAGACCGGCGGCTGCGCCGGGGTCGGCACGCCCCGGTTCGACCTGATCGAGCAGGAGGTCCTCGCCGCCGTCCTCCGCGACGCCGCACGGCTACGGTCCGACGCGAACGCGCTCGCTGCCCGCCAGTCCGAGCAGGCACGGGCGACCGTGGACGTCACTGGCCTGCGCGCTGAGCTCGCCGAGCTCGAAGCCGCGGTCGGCCGGGCGGGGGTGCTCCTTGCGCGCGCAGTGATGACGGAGAGCGCCTACCAGTCGACGGTCAGTGAACTCGACGAGGCAGCGGCGAGCGTGCGGGCGCGGCTCCTCGCGGCGGAGGACACCGCGACGGCACCGCGACCGGCCGCGCTGCTCAACGCCGCCGAGCAGCTCGAGCGGCTGTGGCCGAGGATGACCTCCACGGAGCGGCGAGCCGCGCTTCGGCCGTTCGTGTCGCAGGTCCGGGTCGGCCCGACGGAGCGTCGCGGCCAGCCGATCGCTGAGCGCCTGGACGTGCTCGACCACCAGAGGAGACCCATGTGACGAGCTACGTGGCCATCAACGTCCCCCGAACACGCCACACATGACCGACGAGGATCCGTGGCTGTCACCGTCCGTGATCGCCGAGGAGTGGGATTGCTCGACCGACACGGTTCTGCGAGCGGTGCAGCGGGGCGATCTCCCGGCATTCCGCTACGGACGGCTAGTACGGGTACGGCGCAGCGACCTCGACGCCTTCGTCGCGAAGCACCGCAGCTAGAGCGGGAGGAGCCCGCTCTCGCCCTCGTCGGCGGCGTGCTTCCCGACGGGGCTGTTGTCGGTCGTCGGCACAGGCTCGGCCGGGCTGTTCGCGACCGTCACCGGCGCGGGCGCGTCGTCTGCCTCCGGCTGCCGGGTCGTCGTCAGCCTGCCGAGCAGGCCGCCGGCGAGGAGCACGACGAGGTCGTGCAGGTCCGGGTCGACCTTGTGCCCGTGCACGACCTGCCAGCACAGCGACAAGACGGAGAAGCCGGCCAGGATGCAGACGGTCCAGCCGACGATCCGGGCCAGGTGCTTGTCGGTGGTCACTTCGGCTCCTCCTTGAGGGTCTTCGCGATGCTCTCGATGCTGTGCGGGTGCGTCGCGTCGCCGCGGAGCATCAGCACGTGGTCGCCGTGGAGCTGCTTCACCGCCGCGGCGAGCTCCTCCCGCACGACCTGACGAACCTCATCCAGTGACGCCATGACGTCCTCCTCGCCTGGTGCGGTGGTGGGCTTCGGGTCGACCGCGGCGGCCGCCTTCACGTCGGTGATCACGTACACGCCGTTGACGAGGCGGGTGTGCGCGAGGCGGTGCGCGACGGCGGCGCGCAGTGGCGCGGCGGGCAGGGACCAGTCGCTCTTCCGCATGGTCCACTCGGAGTGCAGGATCACCCGGTTCGCGGTCCAGCCGTGGTGCCGGCACAGGGCGGCGCAGGCCCGGATGGTGGTGTCGAGCTGCTCGGACGGGTAGGGCTGGCCGAGTCCGTCGTTGTCGACCTCGAGCCCGTACAGCCATCCGTTCCCGACGGTGTCGTCGCGCAGCCCGAGCGTGTGGGCTAGGCCGAGGGGTGGGAGGTCCTGCCGGATCCGGGCAAGGACGGCGCCCGACCCGGGCCCGGCGTGGTTCGCCCGCCCGGCGCTGATCAACGCGAGGCGCCCGTTCTCGCGGGGGCTGCCGTTGCACAGCGGCCCGTTCAGGTCCGGCCGGCCGTGGACGAGGACGCCGAGGCCGCTGTCGCCGCGGCCCTTGTCACCGGTGTGGTGCACGACGACCCCGGCCGGGGTGAACAGGCCGGGGCGGACGCGGCTGCGCCAGTCGCCGATCTCGTCGACGCTGATGCCTTCGGCGCGGAACAGCCGTAGGAGGTCAGTCATCGCCGTCCCCTCGCTGCTCGGGCACGCGGAACGGATCGCCGTGCTCGCCGGTGAAGCACCAGCACTCGCACCACTCCTGCAGCGGGTCGCAGGAACGGTGCGCGCGGGCGCGGCAGGCGGTGCACAGCTCAGCCACCGCCTGCCTCGTCGTCGGGCTTGTAGAAGCCGAGTTCGGTGAGGATCGCGATGGCCTGCTCGAGCTTCTCCCTGTCGACGCGGCCTGCTTCGACGTCGGCGCGGAGCGATTCGATCCGTTCGAGGAGGTGCTCGGCCATGACCTGCACCGCCTGGTTCTGGCGGTCGCGGTGGCCGGTGACGCGGGTGTCGAGGCCGGTGATGCGTGTGTCGAGTGCGCCGATTGCGTCGCCGTTGTCGACGGCGGACTTTGCGATGGCGTCGAGCTTGTCGAGCTGGTTCTCGATCAGGATGAGCCGGCCGAGGGTCTCGGTCGCGAACTCGTGCTGCAGCTTCTCGGTGCGGGCTTCCGTTCTCGCGACCCGTTCCGGCATCGACGGGACCTCCGGCACCCCCGGCCGTGCGGGGGTGCCCTTCCAGTCTGTAGCGAAGTCCTCGAAGAACGGCACGAGCTTTGCGAGGGCGCGCTGGCCCTCCATGCGTTCCTTGACGTGGAGGAACCGGGAGATGATGCCGAGGGCGGTGATCGTCGTGGCGATGAGGGCGATGATGTCGAGGACGCCGGAGCCGGTGACGCTCTTCGCCGCTGCGACGCCGACGGCGGTAACGGTGCCGAGCGCGACGGCTGAGCCCATCATCGTGCAGCCCCTGGCCCGCGGCGGGGACTGCCTGCTCGGGCGGCGATCTGTCGGCGGCGCGGCGCGCTGCCGACGGGCGCGGCCTGCTGGCGGCGGCGGAGCGTGCCGACGACAGTGCCGGGCGGGCTGGTGTAGATGAGCCGGTAGCGGCGCGGACGGTAGGTCCAGGTGCCGCGCACATCCGCCTCGCGGAGGAGCTGCTTGATGCTGCCGGTGCGCAGCGCGGGCGTCGGGTCGATCACGGGCGGGCTGATCGCGCTGGCGTCGACGAGGGGGCTGAGGGTGACCAGCCATGCCCTCGCGTCACCGAAGTCCGCCCAGCTGACGCCGGTCGGTCCTTGCGGCCCCACAGCGGCGCCGTCGACGAGGGCGGCGTGGTTGTCCGTCCAGGACCCGGCGCTGCTGGTCGTGAGCGCCGCGCCCGGGTTGAGCGCGGAGCGGGTGAAGTCCAGCGGCAGCGACGCGGCGTGCGTCTTCGACGGCCACACGCCGGAGGTGAACTTCGGGAGCAGCCCGTCGAACGTCCAGTCCGAGTCGGGGAGACGGCGGTACTCCATGCTCGCCTGCCACAGGTCTTCGCTGAGGCTGCGACTGTTGCTGTCCTCGTTGTACTCGCCGGTGCTCTTGCCGTTCGTCCCACCGGTCTGCACGTCGAACGTAATCGTGATGTCACTCGTCGGAATGGGCGTGTCAGTGCTGTCGATGGCATAGTCGACGGCGTCGGGATCGGCGGCGACCTCGGCGGTGGGGCTGTAATCCGGCATCGTGTAGGTGCCGCTGCGTTCGTCGAGGACGATGACGACGCCGGTCAGGTCCCACGACACTGCGTCTGAACTGAGGTCACCGCCCGACGCCACGAGACCGTAGAAGCCGCCGCTACCGGTGAACGCGGCGCCCGCCAGATCAGGTTGGGTGGCGGCGACCGCTGTGCTGCTGTACGCCGCGGCCTGTGTTGACGGGTTCGACGTGTCGGTGGCGGTCAGATCGGCGGAGTACGTCCACGGCCCCGGGTAGTAGACGAGGGCACTGCTGAACCCGCCGTTCGGGGCGGTCGCGCTACCGCCCGCGTTCGACACGACGACAGGACCGCTGACGGCCGCAGTCGTTACGGTGACCGTCAGGTGCGTGCTGTCGGTGATGGTGAACGGCTGCGCCACCCCCCCGATGGTGACGCCGGTGACCGTGTCGAGGCCGGTGCCGACGATCTCGATGTCGTCCCCGGCCCACATGGTGCGTGTGCCGCGGCTCCCAGTGATGTCAGTCCAGCCAGACGCTGTCGGCGCGTCCGGCGGGACGGGGGCTGCGGAGTAGGCCAGGACGCCCGCGATAGTCGGCCCGGTCGAGCCGTAAGAGATCCAGCTGTCGACTCGGATTCGCAGGACGGTGCCGTCGGGCACGGCCAGGAGCGTCAGCTCGGACTGCACATTGCTGGGGTAGTCGATGTCGTCGGAGCTGCCCAGCAGCGTCAGTCCGGCGAGGGTCGAGCCGGTGAACACCTCAAGGGTCGTGTCGGCCGTCGACGGGCTGGTGCCGACTGTGTCGATGGTGACGTTCCAGCCGTTGCCGTCGGCGCTGCTCCCGAGCGTCCATAGGAACCACACGGACGCGGCACCGTCGGCACCCAGGTCGTTCGCGGGCTCGCCGCTCTCGTAGGTAGCTCCGGTGTTGTCGAACCCCACCGACCCGGACAGGCCGGTCAGGACCGTCGGCGAGGCGAAGGCGTTGTTCGCGGCTGGCATCTACTGCTCCGGCGCCAGGTACAGGCGGCCGCTGAACGTGCACGCGACGTCGGGGAAGACGGCGACCCACAGCCACGGCGGGGTGTCGCTGATGAAGTCCCACGAGCCGTCGTCGATGAGCCGCCCCGTGACGGGATGGGTGCCGTCGCCCGAGAGCGGCCAGTAGCCGGCGAGCTCGAGCGTGTCGCCCCACGCCATGAGCAGCCCGGCGGCGGAGAGGCTGTCGGCGTTGACGTCCCAGCCGGTGCCGCTGATCGGGTTCCCGACGAGGCTGTTCAGCGTGCCCGCGGTGACAGCCTTCGAGAACACGCCGACCGCGAAGCTGCTCGCCGCCGACGCTGCGGTCATCACGGTGCGGGCGATCGTGCCGTAGCGGCTCGCGGGGATGCGGATGATCGTCCAGGCGTCCGCGGCACACGAGGTGGCAGGGATGAGGCCGGCGCCGGACTCGGCGTCGAACACCGCCGTCGAATCCGGGGTCTGCCGCGAGCGCCGGCGCGGCGGGCTGAGCCGGCGGGCCGGGTCGGTCGCGGCGTCCTTGTTCCGTGCGTGCAGGGCGACGAGGGTGATCGCGTCGCGCGCGTTCGTGTCGATCGTCAGCGTCACCGCGCCGGTCAGGTCGTCTACGTGGACCTGCGCGATGTGGAACAGCCGCGTCGGGTCGCCGTGGTGATGCCGCAGGGCGATGTTCTGCCCCGCGCGCATGTCCAGCCGCGAGCCCTCTTCCGGGTCGATGGTGAGCGTGAGGGTGCCGAACCAGCCGGGGTTGACGTCGCGGGTCAGCTCGCCACGCGCGGAGTCGACGCCGTCGCTCTTCTCCACCCCGGCACCGAAGTTCTCGTATCGGGCGACGCGGAGCCGGGCAGGGTCGAACGACGGGTTCACGGTGGCGTTGCCCTCGCCGTCATAGGTGTACGGCATGTTCTGCGACACCGACGCGAGCGGCACGAACACCGGATCGGCCGCCGTCGGATAGCGGGTGTTCCGCCACCGGCCGCCGTCCGGTGCGATGCCCTCCCCAAAAATGACGTTCACCGACGAGGTGATGTCCGACCGTTCCCGCAGCGTGGCGCCGGGCGTGCCGACCGCGACATGCCAGTGCACGCTCGTCAGGTCCTTCTGGTGCAGCGTCGGGAACCGACCCGGGTTGCACCCGACGGTCCACTGCCGCGTCCCGTCCGCGTTGTAGGCCGTCGACAGGATCTCCTGCACGTGGTCGAGGCGGCTGTTCCACGCCCCCCGGTTCCTGGTCCCGATCGTCGTCACGACCGTCGGCAGCGCCGCGTACCGGCGGGCCGGGAGCCCGTCGAGAGCCTGCTTGATCGCCAGACCGACGTCGATCCGGTCCGTGTCGAAGTCCGGCGGCATCGGCTCGAGCGACGCCTGGAACAGCGCACCCATGCACTGCACGACCATCACGTAGCCGTCCGCGGCGTGCTCCGGGTCCCACGACGCCGCGATGCCCTCCCACGCGTTCGTTTCGGTGACACCGTCCGGGTCGAGCTTCTTGAGCGTGACGTTCATGCCCTGCACGAACCAGTCGAGGTCCCCGGCGCCGAGCGTGTCGTAGGGGCTGATCTGCGGGAACGCGATCACGGCCGGGCCGTAGGCGAACGGCTCGACGAACGTGTGCTCCCGGATCACGGTGCGGACGCCGCGGAACTCGGTGACGTCCGTCGTGCCGCAGTACACCTTCCAGGTGCCCCAGTCCTCCTCGACGGTCGACGCGACTGTCCAGTCGACCGGGCGGCCGTAGTCGTCGAGAACGAGCGGGGTCGCCATCGTCGGGCTGACCCGACGGATCTGCCGCACGGTCACAGCGGACCTGCCAGGGGCACGGGGTGGCGGGGAATCACGAACCGCAGGGCCTGCTGGTACTGCATCAGCCCGACGGCGTCGAACGCGCCGGCATCACCGGGTGCGCTGTCCGCACACTCGCACTGCCACCGGTAGGTGATGCCGTCGATGGCGACCTGCAGAACGAACGACGGCTGTTCCATCCGGTCGAGCAGCGAGGTCATCTTCGCGGTCAGGTCGGCGCTGCTACTCCCCACGACGAGGACCTGCAGCGTTGCCGTCTCCATCTCGAGAGTGCGGCCGATGAGGATCCGCCCGTCGACGAATGGGCTCTCGGCAGTCTGCCGGCGCCACAGTCGCGCGCCCGGGCCGAGACCGCCGCGCAGGTTGAGGTAGCCGTTCGCGCGCGTCAGCACCAGGTCCGACAGGTCTCCGCCGGTGATCGTGACGGTCAGGTCGAGGTCGCTCACGGTGTCCCCAGGGCGGCGAGCGCGCCGCGGTTCGCCAGTTCGCGGTGCAGCTGCGCCGGGTCGGACGCGACAATCGGGCCGTTCAGGATGAACTGGGTTGTGCGGCTTCCGGCGCGTGCGGTGCCGTGGTTGTTCGTCGGGTCGATGCCGGCGCCCGGCCGGGTGACGTCCGGGTGCTGGTCGAGGAACGCCGCGCGCAGCGCCGTCTGGTACGCGGCGGCCTGCGCCGCCGCGAGCCGCGCCTCGTCCTTGCCCAGCGCCGCCTCCGCGAGGCGGATCGCGGCGACCCGCGGCGCGTCGTAGAACTGGAACTGCGCCTTCGTCAGCTCCGCGTACTGCGTGTTCAGGCTCTTCGCCAGCGCCGGAGTCATCTCCTTCGCCAGACGGTCGAACGACCCCGGGGCGCTCTTCTCGATGTCCTGCAGCGCCCGCAGCAGAGGCTCGGACACGCCCTGCTTGATGAGCAGACCCGAGTCGGCCACGAGGGTCTGCGCGTTCTTCGTCTGGTCGGTGAGGCGCTTGACGATGTCGCCCGCGCCGAGGGCCTTAGGCTTCTCCGCGTCGCGCAGGTCCTTCGTGACGTCCTTCGTCCGCTTACGCGCCTCGGTCAGGCGCTCCTCCGCGGCACGGATCTTGTCGGTGTCCGCACCGCCGCGGGACCGAAGGTCCGCCAGCCGCGCTTCGGCCGCCTCGAGCCGCAGCGCTTCCGCCGCGCTGTTCCCCCCTCGCTTGTTGACGGCGTCGCGCGCGGCGAGGACAGACGCCTCCGCACCGGCCAGCGCCCCGCGGCCCGCGCCGCGCCCCCCGCGGCCGGCCTCGGCCAGGGCCTGCCGCGCCTCCTGCTCATTCCTCCGCGCGTCCGCGAGCCGATCCCGAAGCGGGACGGGGTCGCCCGTCAGGCGGGACTGCAGCTCGTCGAAGCCGCCGCCGAACACGCCGCCGCTACGGTCGAGCGTCCCGCCGGTGCGCCGGTTCTGCTGCAGCCCGGCGATCCCTGCGCGGCCGCGAGCCAGGTCCTGCTCGAGCGACGACTGGTAGGAACCGACTGTCACCTCGCGGCGGGCAACCGCGGCGCGTCCCTCGAGTGTCTTGACGAGCTCCTGTCCGTGCTTGAGATGATCCTTGTCGAAGCCGAACAGTCGCTCCCGAAGGGACAGCTCGTACTCGTCGACCTGCTTCCGGGACGCGCCGAGCTGCTCGAGGCGTTTCTGGACGCGCTCGACCTCCTGGCTGCGCTTGACGGTGCCGATGGCGTTGAGCCCGGCGAGGGCTGTGCCGATCGCAGCGGCTCCGATGGCGGCCGGGCCGAGGCCACCGACGCGGGCGAGGATCCCGCCGGCGCCTGCCTTGCCGCCCAGCCCGCCCGCACCGGCGGCTGCGGTCTCGGCGCCGGCCGCCCGTCCGGCGGAGGTGGCGACGCCGTCGTAGGACTTCGCGAGCAGCGCGTTCGCCGCGACCTTCTTCGCCGTGCTGCCGAACAGGGTGTCCTGCAGCGCCCGGTAGGCGGTGACGGCCTTGTGCGCGGTGTAGACGCCGCCGACGACGCCGACGAGAGCGACGGTCGTCTTCTGGTTGTGCGCGACGAAGCTTGCCGTCGCCCCGACGATGGTCTGGCTGATGTCCTCGAACGCCCGCTTCCCCCGGTCGATCTGCCCGGGCAGCGTCTCGCCGTAGGCTTTCGCGCTGCCACCGACCTGCTTCTCGACCTCGGCAAGGATGATCTTCTGCGCGTCGAGGCTATGGCCGGTGGCGTCGAGCTGCCGGATCGTCTTCGTCTGCGCGTCGTTGAACTGGATCCCCGACCGCGACAACGCTGTCAGCCCGCGCGCCGGGTCTTGCAGCGCCTTGCCGAGCATGATCGCCTTGTCGGATGCCTCACCGCCGAAACGGGCTGCCAGGTCGGCGGCGGCCCTCGTCGCGCGGGTGAACACGTCGTTCCCAGCTCCGACGCTGTCCTTGACCTTGTCGAAGGTGAGCAGGAACGACTCCGCCCGCACGATGCTGTCGTCGGTCTGGCCGCTGTACTTCTGCACCGACCCGGCGAGGTCCTCCATCTGCTTTGCGGTCAGCCCAGCCGCCCCGCCGGTGGACTTGATCCCGGCGGACAGCTGCGCCAGCCCGGCCTGGTAGTCCTTCACCTCCTGGAACCCGGTGCGGGGCAGGAGCGTCACGCCGCGCATGGCCGCGGCGATCCCGCGGCCGATGCCGGTCCCGACGATCGTGCCGATCGCCGCACCCGCACCCGCCGCACCGGCGGGGGTCTTGAGCCCCTCACGGACGGCGCCGGACAACGTGCCGGACAGGCCACGAGCCGCAGGCTCGGCCATCTTGCGGACGTCCCGCTCGAACTTCGGCGCCGCCCCCGGCTCGGGGCGGATCTCGATGTACTCGACGGCGATGGGTCCTTCGCTCATCCCATCTCACCGCCAGCATCGAGCAGCGCCGTCGTCTTCTTGCTGTTCTGCTCCGCTGCGAACCCATCGGGGTCGCGCAGGTGCCAGCGGGTCAGGGCGCGCGTCTCCTCATCGAGGCCCTCGCACATGAGGTACTCGACGCGGTTGAGGAGCGCCCGACCACTCATGCGGAACGGGGACTTCCCGCGCGGGTGGAGCCGCCCTTCCCACTGCGCCCACGCTTGGCAGGCGTAGTAGGCGAGGAGGACGACTCCGGCGTAGGGCGGCCGGCGTAGTCGCTCACGATCTTCTCCACGAGCTTCTCGACCAGCTCGTCGTCGACGGGCCGGTCCCGGTCACGTAGGAGCGGCGCGAACCGCTCCCACGACTCGGGGAGGAGCTGGTCCTCGAGGAACGCGATGTACGCGGGGACGCGTCCGACATCGTTGGAGCGGACGGCGACGTCGAGGAGCGCCCCTGCGCGCAGCACGGGCTCGCAGATGAACGTCTCCCCGTCGAGGCGGAACCCGGGCGCGCGCTTGCGGTCCTCGCGGCGGGCAGCCATGTAGGCGGTGAAGTCCTCGAAGTCCTCGCCGCCGTCGCCGGCGGACGGCATCAGATCGTGCCGTCAGCAGCCGGGAAGATCTTGAACGGCTTGGCGCCGTCCGGCTTCTCGAGGCGGAACTCCGTCGCGATGATCCGCTTCGCTGGGGCCTTCGCGTTGCTGATGCTGATGCTGCCCGCGTTCAGGCACTGCCGGAACAGGTAGCGGGCGCCCGTCTCGGCCTCGAACACGATGATGACCCGGACCTCGTCGCCGAGGTCCGGCGGCTCGAACGCGCCGGAGGCGACGTCCGCACCGACGTTGAGGGCGAGGGCGAGGTTCTTCGCGGTCGCCTCGGCCATCGGGACGGTGATCGACGCGGTGCGGCCGGTGGTGCGCTGACCGATAGCCTCGAGCTCCTGGTCGACCAGGGTCGGCTCGACCGTCAGGCCGTAGTTGAAGGTGACGCCGCCGTCGGTGTAGCCGACGTTCCGGAACGCGACGTCGAGACTGCCCGTGGCGGTGGTCGGCATGGTCGTGCCGATCGGCGCGACGAACACCTCGCCGGGGCCGATGCTGACGTTCGAGGGAGTGCCCACTGTGGGCTCCTGTTCTGCCGGGCTGCCCGGCGTCTGTGGTGCAGGGATGGTGGAGCGGTGGGCTACTTGCTGCTGACCTTCTTGACCTGCTTCTCGAGCTTGTTGCGCTTCACGGCGTCGGCGCTGACACGGTCGCCGTCGTTGTAGGCGCGGACCCCGCCGAGGTTGATCGGCCCGTCCGCGACGTACTCGTCGCCGGCAGGAGTCGTGTCGGTGTCGGCCATGCGGTGCCTCCTCAGGCGGGGAGCACGGCCAGCTGGGCCGTGACGATGTACCGGGGCAGCACCGGGTCGGCGCTGTTGTCCGGGCTGAACAGGGAGCTGGTCACGCGTGCGTCGGCGAGGATCACGTCGCCGAGGCTGGTGGTGACCGTGGTGCGGGTCAGGCTGTGGAGCGCCACGAGCAGGCCGAGTCGGACCGCGGCCGCTTCGGCCTTGGTCACGCCCCAGCAGTCGAACTGCAGCTCAGGGAGATCGAGGGGTGTCGTGCTGTCGGGGGCGCCGCCGATGAGGTTCACAGTGATCGCGGGGCCCTTGGCCGACGGCAGGTAGTTCTCGGGCAGGCCGAAGAACGTCCGCGACCCGACGAGGCCAGTCAGGACGGGGTGGGTGCGGCACCAGGTGCGGACGGCGAGTTCGGCGTCGACGTAGGTCAGGACGGTCATGTTCGCCCCTGCCTGGTCTTCGCCAGCGCCCGGCGGAGGAACGGGCGGGGCGCCATGCTGCGGGTGCCGCGCTCGAGCGGCCTGGCGTAGACGACGTTCGTGCCGACGACCTCGACGAGGCCCTTGCCGTCCTGGCGGAGTTCCTCGCGGATGCTCGCGGCGAGACGGCCGGTGTCGGTCGCCGGCGGCTGGCCGGGGGCGGATGCCTGGTGCCGGCCGTACTGCCGTCCGGTGCCCGTCTGGTGGAGGCTCTTGATCGCCTCCCGCTGCACGCGGATCCCGCGGCGCTTGAGGCTCTTCGCGACCGGCCCGTCCTGCGACTCGAACAGGGCCGCCATGCGCGCGTTGTCGAAGCGGAGCGTCATCAGAGCGCCCCACTGATGTGCTGCAGGTCCGCGGAGGTGTGGTCCAGGCCGAGGCCGACGTGCGCGGCGACGCCGCCGACGGCCCACTCGACGCCCGTGCTCTCGTCCACGACGGTGTCGGTGTGGAGCAGGTCGACCGGGTCGCACAGCAGCCGCGCGCCAGACGTCTGCCGGGAGCCGCCGGCGCGGTCCTCGCGGCCGCCGGGGGAGGACAGATGCGCGCGGACACCGGTCGCCACGTCCTCAGCCGAAGGATGCGGGTCGTACCCGTCGCGGGTGTCGTCGGATGGGACGCGGCGAACGGTGATCGTGGTCGTCGCGAGCGGGATCATGATGCCCGCCTACGGACGTAGGGCCTCAGCTGCGACTGGCTCGTCTCGTCGAGCGCCCCGCCGGCCGCTCCGCCGCTGCCGAACGCGACGCTGATGTCCCCGACCTTCACCGACGCCGCACCAGCGAGAACGGCAGTGGCGGAGGCGGTGGTGAGGGCGCGGGCGGTGCGGGCGATCTCCCGCGCGATCGTCAGCGGGAGCGTCTCGGCGGTCCAGCCGCCGGTGTAGGTGACGGTCGCGTAGCCGGGGCTGTCGTACTGCCCGTACATCCACGGGCCGTCGTCCGGTCCGACGCCGACCAGCGCGACGCCCTCGACGGTGTAGCCGGTCGTCGCCTCAGCGTCGATGGGCGTCGCGGACGGGTAGGCGGCCCAGCCCGCGCCGAACCCTCCGCTGTCCTGCCGGTACAGCCGGCACCGCTCCGTGCGCTCCTGACGATCGAGTGGCCGGCGGAGGTACTCGGCGATGAGCTTCTCGGCGTCGGCGAGCGCGGCGGTGACTGTGTCGTCCGCGGTGCTGGTGTCGCCGGTGAGACGCCGGTACGCGGCGAGACTGACGAGGGTCGTCATCGCACGCTCCTAGGACGCAGGGATCAGCGTCCCGTCAGCGCGTGCGTATCGGCCGCCACGTCCGGGTCTGCCGTCAAGGTACGCGCCGGTGCGTGCTGGTCAAGCAGCCACGCGACAGAGACCGGGCCCGGCGTTACCGTCCGCGCCATGAGCCTCGTGAACTGGCACACCGTCCGCGCCGGATGGACCCCGGAGGGTCACGTCATGGAGGTGATGCACGAGATGACCGACCGGGTGATGCCGATCTTCGAGGACATGCTGCAGGAGTGGCTCGACTCCCAGGCCGTCATGTTGATGGCGGCCGTCGTGCCCGCGTACATCAGGATCGAGGGACACGAGCTGCTGAACGTCGACCCGCTTGAGCTCCGCGCCAGCGTCAACGACGCGGCGGAGCGGGCAAACGCGCTCGTCGACGAGCAGATCGCTCAGGAGCAGCCGCGGATCAACAACTTCGTCGCGCAGCTCCGCCTCGGCTTCATCGAGTAGCGAACCGAGCCCGCCTTAGCGGCAGGTTGCGGGCGGCCCCGCGAAGTGACGCAGGCTCATGCTTCTACGTCGTACTCCACGACAATCCAGCCATCAGCCAGGATGCCAATGGACTGGGGGTTGGTCTGCTCGAAGTCAGCGGTATCGGCGGGCCATGTGTCCCAGGTGATCGCTAGGGCATCGCCGAGAGAACCACCCGACCCGAGTTCCACTGTGAATCGTGACCCCAGTGCGATCACAGCCCCCGCAGCGTCCGCTACACGCCGCACGGACAGGCTCGCGTAAGACGCCGCAAAACTCGAGTGGTCCTGCGTCCGCACGCTCAACTGCACAAGGTCCCCGGCGTGAACGGGGGCCGTCATCGCCCCGGCTGCGAACCAGCCAGGGGCACCGAACGCTATGTCTCCGAACCCGCCTGTGATCGTCACCTGGGCCAGGAAGGGCACACCCGACGCGCCGCCCGGTGCCCTCAGTTCATACCCGTCCTCGGCCTCATTGACAGTGACGACCTTGCCCGTATCGCCCGTCGTCGGAACCGGCACCGAACTGCCACTACCGTCCGCCGGGTCAACGACGCCCGCGACCTCGATCGCGGTGTACGGCGGACCAGACGCGTCCGCGTACAGCACGAACAGGCTGTCGACACCGTCCGGGCCGTAGAAGCGCGGCAGCTCACCGCCCCGGTCGACGCGCAGCTCCCCGCGCGGGAGCGGGTCGCCGTCGACGTCCTCGATCTCGGCGTAGATCGACGACAGGTCGAACGTGCCCGGGTACGAAGCGGGGACCTGCTGCGTGAGGACGTGCGCGACGGAGCCGGCCGCTGACGGTCGCAGCGTCAGCAGATCGGCCCGGAAGAGCTTGCGTGCCACCGGGAGCTCTACCGGGACTCGCGCGCGGGCGCGCGCTTCTTCGACGCGGCCGCGGCCTTCTGGCCGCTGCCGTCCTCGTCCTCGCCAGCGGGCGGCGGGGTCTCGAGGTCGTCACGGCCGGCGGGCTTACCCGCATCGGCGGTCTCGACCTCGACCGAGCGGGCGTCCTGCTCGAGCCGGGTCGGGTCGGCGCGGAGGTTCTTCACCTCGCTCTTCGGGACCTGAGCGCCCGCCGCGTAGCGGAGCACCCCGCCCCCGTCGAACAGGCGGGTCTCCGCCGTCACAGTGTCTTCGGTCTTCGCCACGGTGCCTCCTGGCAGGAACGGGTAGTCGGCGCGGTGCTCGATGTCCGGGAAGCTCAGACAGGAGCCTCCGCAGACCGGGCAGGCCGCCCCTGAAGTGCTCATGAGGAGCGGCCCGCCCGTCGCCTGCTAGGCGGCGAAGGTGACCTCGACGAAGTAGTCTGGCCGGTGGTTGAGCAGCGCGACGCGCTCCTCGGCCAGGATCGCGACCTTGTTGTAGACGAAGTAGTCGGCGTGCTGCTCACCGACGCGGATCGTCGTCTGCTCACGGTCGAGCAGCTGCGCGCCGATGCGCCACGCGCCGACGATCGCCGTGCCCGCGGCCAGCGAGCGGGTGCGGACGGCCGGCAGACCCCACGGGGTGAGCCGGGCCGGGTCGACGAACGGGTCGACGTCGTAGTGCCCGTCGCCGCCGCGGCGGGTGACCATCGCCCAGAAGTCCGTCGGGTTCATCGCAACGCCGTCGGGCTCGCCGTCGACGAGCTCGATCTTCGCGATGGCGTTCGCCAGCGAGGTGGCGTTGTCGCCGGCGGTGCCGGCCTGCGTCTGCAGCCCGGTGGTGTTCCGGATGCCCGTCAGGTTCGGGGCGCTGCCGTTGCCGTTGAGGACCTGGTCCTCCTCGCGGACGGCGAGCATGTAGGCGAGTCGCGCGTCGATGTAGGAGCGCAGCGTCGGCGCGTCCGCGAGCGCCTCCGAGGTGGCCGGGATCCACGCGGCGATCTTGCGGACGGGGGCGTCGGCCTGGACGAACGCCATGCCGACCTCGGGCTTCGCGGCGCCCTCGGCGACGGTCGTCGCGCCGGTCTCCGACGTCCGCGGGCTGACCTCGCGGATGTAGGGCACCGAGCTCAGTCCGGTCTGACCGCCCGAGAGGAGGTCGCGGACGAACAGGCGCCTGCGGTCGACACCGTTCGGGTTCAGGACGGGCTGGCCGACGGGGCGGAACACGCCGGTGCCGGTGCCGTCGAGCAGGGTGCGGACCTCGATCTCGACGGCCTTGGAGCGGCCGGCCTGGAAGTCGGCGTACAGGCTGTCGTCGATGACCTGCGCACCAGCGGAGCGGGTGTCGACGTCGTCGCCGGTGTGCGCGCCGGTCGCGGCCGACGGCCCGCGGCCCTTGTTGCGGCTGCGCTGCTCGTCCTCCGTCGCCTGCGCGAGGATGCGGGTGACGGCCTGGTGCATCGCGTCGGAGCTGTTCAGCTCGTCGAGGGCGCTGCGGAAGTCGGCCGTGTACGTCTCGCCGCGCTTGTCGGGGCTGACGCTGCGGAGCTCACCGACGCGGGTGACGGCGGCGAGGCAGGCGTCGCGAAGGCCGACGGCCTGCTCGCGGAGGTCGTTCACGTCGAGGGTGGCGAGGTCGCCGATGTCGTTCAGCCGGCGGCGGTTGCCGGGGGCGAGGACGATGCCGAGCAGGAACACCGCGAGAGCGGTGACGAGGCTGAGGTTCAGCAGGACAGCGAGCACGGGTCGCTCCAAGGACGAAGGGATATTCGTCCCTCAGCGCGTGCAGATCGGCCGCCACCTCGGGGGTTCAAGGTCGAACGGTACGCGCCAACGCGTACTCGTCAAGCAGCCGTGTCGTGTCGGCGTGTCAGGTCGCTCGCCTCAGCTGGTCGAGGACCCGGCGCAGAGCGGCACCGTCGAGCCTGCGGCCGTGGTAGGCGAGGTACGCCTGCCGGATCCACTCCTGCCGGGTGGCTTCGGTGGTCGGCCGTGGGCGCGGGGGCCGCGGGCGGCCCTCCACACGCCGGACGTTACGCCGCTGTGCCGTCAAGAACGAGCGTGGCAGTCAGGTCGACCAGCCCGGCCGCGTCCTCGCCGAGGTGCAGATCCGTGGCTGCGCGCAGCTCGAAGCGCCAGCCCTCCGGCGCCTTGCTGGTGCGGTCGAGGTCGATCTGCCGCAGCTCGAGGGTCATGCCCGCGTCGGCCTCGAGCATCTGCAGGAGTGCGGCGGTCGCCTGCCAGCGCACGGACCAGTCGCGCGCGTCGTCGAGCCAGCCGGCGTCGGCCAGCGCCTGCTCGAGCGCGTGCCACGCCATCTCTTCGCGGATCGCCGGGTCGCCGTACAGGTCGACCGGGCACATCGCGCGTCCGCCGTAGTCCCTCACGGTCGTCGTCCTCTCCACCAGTCGCGCAGGCGCTGCGGGCCGGGACAGCAGCGGGGGTTGCCGTCCTCGAGCCACATGTGCGGCCAGCGGCACGGCGCGGGGCACCGGACCCGGAGCGCCTTGCGGGCGGCGGGGTCCGGCGCGGCGGTCATGTGACGGGCAGGCCGTTGCCGGTGAGCGCCTCGACCTCGTCGATCACGCTGTGGATGGCGGCGTCGGCGCCGAGGCCGGTGAGCTCGCCGATCCGCTGGTACATGGCGACCTGACGGGCCAGGAGCTTCGGGCCGCCGGCGGCGGCGTACTTTGCGACGGCATCGCCGACGAGCTCGGTGCGCATCTGCTCGACGGTCATGCTGTCGACGTGGGGGAGGCGCTTGCCGTCCCGACCGTAGCCCGGGTGGCTCATCAGCGCCGCCCGCGGGTGAGGGTGGCGTCGGCCTCGGCGAGGAGCGCGTCGATCTCCGCCTGCGCCTCCTCCGCCGCGAGCGCACCCGCCTCGTCCTCGTCGTGCTCGGTGCCGGCCGAATCTCCGGTATCCCCGACCGGCACCGGGTCCGCGTCCGCCAGGAGACGGACAGCCTCGTCGGCCTCCTCGAGCGTCAGGTCCCCGCTCTTCACCCTGCGGGCGAGCTCCACGACCGCATCGAGGTCGACCTTCCCCCGCGCCGCCCGCACCGACACCAGGGCCGTGCCCGGCACAGCACCGACGAGCACCGGGGAGGCTTCGTCGAGGGCGGCCTTGACCATCTCCTCGTAGGCGCCCTGCGCGCGCTTCGCCTCGTCGTCGACGTTCGTCCACTTCTGCCGGGTGAACCCGACGGAGAACTGGTCGATCGTGCCGGACTGCATCTGCGCGTAGCACTGCCGGGCGCGGGGGACGGCGTCGAAGTCGTCGAGCTGGCCGAGGAGCTCGAGCACAGCGCCGTCGTTCTTCACGACTTCGGTGTAGACGCCGATCGGCTCGGACCACTGGTGCGCCCACGCCACCCGGGGCATGCGGACGGCGAGGCTGTCGTCGAAGCAGCCGGGGAGCCAGATCGTGCCGTAGTCGTCGATCGTGTTGTAGGTGAGGACGCGGGCGACGAACTGCCGCTTTCCCTCGTCGACGACGCGGACCTCGTGCTGGCCGCCGCCGATGACGCGGGTGCCCTTCTCGCCCGGGCGGTGGTCGCGGATGCCGCGCTTCTTGAGGGTCATGACGGCTCCTACCGCAGGGGTTTCGGCTGGCTGCATCGCCAGACCGTGACGGGCCCGCCGTTGAGGCGGGCGTAGAAGGTGTGCAGGACCGGGCGTTGGTGCGCGGCGACGAACGTCTGCAGCCCGCCGTTGCCGCTGTCGACGACGTCGCGGGTGCCGCAGGCTTCGCAGAGGACGTCGAACGCCTCGACCGTGACCACGTCGGTCTTGCTCATGACGTTCACGCGCTCGCCCGCATCCGCGTCTCGACCTCATCGGGCTCGAGGAGGCCGGTCTGCACGAGCCGGAACGCGGCGCGGGCGAGACGCTCGTCGACCCGGCGGGCGCGCTCGTCGGGCATCTCGTCAGGGGTGAGGAACGCGACGGTGCAGCGGCAGTTGATCGAGTTCTCCGCGCTGCCGTCGCCCGGGTACTCGACGGTCTCGCCGCCGACGTCGAACGCGTCGCGGATGCTGACGGTCTGCCCGTCCGCCTCGCTGTGGGCTTCGCGGGTGCGGGGATCCCGTGTGGCGACCCACTCCTTCCCGGCCACGACGTCCTCGGGCAGCTGCGCGGCCTGCAGGGTCGCGGCGCCGTTGTAGGCGGAGATCACCTCGGTGCGGGCGATCATCGTCGCGCGCGAGTCAGACGCGACAGCGAACACGTGCTTCACCGCGTCGGCGAGGTCGTCGATCCCGAGCCCGTCCGCGACGCCCTGCACGAGCGCCGCGCGGATCTGGTCGTAGGTCGTCTGCGTGACCTGCCCGGCCAGGTCGTGCGCGCGCGCCTGGATGAAGTCGGCGACGTAGGCGGCGTCGAGGTCGAACGCGATCCCGAACCGCTCCGCGACCTCTGTGCCGGCGACGGTCACGACCTGCTCGTACAGGCCGGCGGCGGTGTCGCGGGTCTCGTCGGTCCAGAACTCCGGGTCGAAGATGTCGGTCGGGTCGACCTGCGGCGCCGGGTCCTCCGGCGCGCGCGCTTCCAGCGCGGCGGTGAGCATCTGCCGGCCGCGCTTCCCGCCGAGGCGGGCGAGGGTCGCCTGCTGCTGCCGGGTGAACAGGCGGGTCATGCTGCGCTGCCACGTCTTCTCGAGCGTCTCGGCGCGGCTGTTCACGACCTTCCAGCGGCTGTCGCGGCGCTCGAGCGCGAGCGCCTCCCGATCGGGGGCGGGCTCCGCGTCGCGGGTCTGCTGCCCGACCGCGCGGTCGGCGGGTGTCTCCTGCGCCGGGATCTTCCCGGGCGAGGGCGCGAGTCCGTCCCAGCCGGTCGCGGCAGCGGCCGAGTCGAACGTGACGCCGTTCTGCACGAGCGTGGCGAAGGCCGCCGCCGCCGCCTGCAGATCCGGTGCGGGCTGCTCCTCGCCGAGGAGATCACCCTCCGGGCCGATGCCGGGCAGTTCGATCAGCCCACGGCCCTCGTTGATCGTCGCGACCTTCGCCGCGACCAGCGCCGGCACACCAACTGCGGTGACCTTCGGCTCGGGCTGCAGCGCCTTCACCACGGTCCAGTCGAACCAGCCGACGTTGTCGCCGAGCATCGGGGCGAGCTTGATGTTCACGACGTCGGCGAGCTCGTCGCCGAGGGGCTGGACGGTCTCGCCGTACCAGTTGATGTCCTCCTGCCCGGCGTTGTTGAACGTGCGGCCGGAGGCGTCGCCGAGCTTCGACAGTGGCGTGCCGAGCGCGAGGCAGATCTGCCGGACCTTCTGCTCGTACCGGCGGATCGACTCGGCGTCTTTTTGCGACAGGCCGAGCTGCTTGACGTCGATCGCGCCGCTGACGCCCTTGTCGCCGGTGCTCTCGGCGCCGACGAACGCGGGCTTGCCGGCGTTGTCGGGGCCGCGGTGCTCGGCGAGGAACTGCGCCCGGAAGGCGTCTTCCTCGTCCGGCTCCGTGAACGACTCGTGGACGAGGAGGAAGTCGGGGCGGGCGCCGTTCTTGAGGAACGCGTAGTCGTACCGGTCCTGCATGACGGCGACGGAGATGTCCATCCGCGCGGCCTGCAGGGCGCTCTCGGGCTGCCGCCAGTCCTGCGCGCTGGGCCGCCAGCCGTAGGTGACCTGCTCGGCCCGAAGGGGACGGCGCTTCGACGGCGGCCCGAACTCGAACCGCTCGAAGTAGAGGGCGCCGCCGGACGACGGGATCGCCTGCAGGCTCGAGGACGGGAGCGGCCACAGCGCGACAGGTCGGCCGTCGTCGAGCTCGTTCTCCCAGGCGAAGCGGCCGGTGACGAGGTACTGCGCGACGGTCCACGCCCAGAGCTGCCGGGCGGACGTCTCGCGGTTCGGCCCGTAAGGGGCCGGGCCGAGGAGCCGGGCGAGCGGTGCCTTCGGGTCGAAGTCCTTGGGCTTCGTGGGGTCGGCACCGACCCGGAACGGCACGCGGCTGAGCGCGTTCGCCGTGACCTGCACGCAGCGGTAGACGATCGTGTTCGCGTAGTACGCCCACTGCAGGGCGCTGCCGGCGTCCCACTCGGCGACCATCGGCATGCCGCGGGCGCGGAACCCGAGGTTGCCTGTTGCGGCGGACGGGTCGCGGAGCTCGACGCGGCGGCGGCCGCGCATGTCGCGGACGACGATGCCGCCCGTCTCGTCCGGCATCAGGCAGCGCGCAGACGGGTGGCCACGTTCGCGAGTGGACCACACGCGCGCGCTGCTGTCACGCAGACGCGCTGACTGCTACGCGGCGCGGAATCGGAGCTTGCGGGGCTGCTCCCCTAGCGCGAGGTCGGTCACGGCCCACACCAGCGCGTCGAGCCGGTCCGGGCTGGTGCCGCTCTCCGGCGTCCACGTCGTCATCTGGTCCTCGAGGACGGGGAGCCCGCCGACGTGATGCACCCGGCCCTGCTCGTACAGGGCCGCGACGGGCTCGGCGCGGGTGCGCTTGCCGCGGGAGGCGGTGACCTTCCGGTACGCGACGCGGCTGCCTGCCTGCGAGCGGACCATCGCCTCGATGAGGTCGCCGCCGTTGTTGGTCTCGGCGACGAGCCGGTCGGCGCCGTGTTCGTCGTAGGCGGCGAGCGCGCGCAGCATCCACGCTTGGGGGGTGTCGCGGATGCTGCGGTCGGCGAGGACGTAGATCTGCCCGTCCAGGCCGACGCCGGCGACGACGATGCCGGTCTCGTCGCTCTCCTCGCCGGACGTGACGGCCGGGTCGATCGCGACGACGACCCGCGCCAGCTCCGGTGCGGAGTCGACCCGCGCGGCGTCGATGAGCGCGGCGGTCCACAGGGCGCCCTCGACGTCGTCGAGGACCTCCGCGTACAGCTCCTGCCGGCCGAGGCGGGTGCCCTCGTACCGGTCACGGACGGCCTCGAGGAACGTCGCCGCGAGGTGGTCGGCGTTGTCGAACGTGCTGCCGCGGGTGACGTGCGTGTCCGGGCGCTTCATCAGGTCCCGCACGAGCGGCGTCGGCCGGGGGGTTGTGGCGACGACGGCCTGCGGATGGTCCCCGAGGCGCAGCCCGAACTGCAGCTGGTCCCACGTCGACGGGTACTCCCAGGCGGCGAGCTCGTCGCAGTACGCCCGGTGGTGCTGCGGCCCGCGGAGGCTGTCGGGGGTCTCGGCGCTGTAGGTGAAGAACGTCGTGCCGTTGAGGAGGCGGACCTCGCCGTTGACGCGGTTGTAGCCGCCGGCGGCGAGGACGCCGTACCTGTTCAGGACGGCGAGGAGCCCGCTCTCGCCCTCGAGCATGACCCGGCGGACGTCGCGGTGGTTCGTCGCGATCACGGCGATGCGGCTGCCGGGGTGCTCGATGGCGTACTTCGCGGCGTCCTCGCACAGCACCCGGGTCTTCCCGAACCCGCGCCCAGCGAGCAGGAGCCACGTCTTCCAGTCCCCGGCAGGGGTGAGCTGTTCGGGCCGGGCGGTGAGCCGCCAGGCCGCGCGGGCGCCGAGAATCCGTCGGCGATCAGGCGTCAGCGGGTGCCCGGCCGGTGGTCAGGGCGGCCAGGGCGGCGTCGAGGTCGGCGAGATCCCCGTCGTGGGTGGTTACCTCGACCTGCTGCTTCGCGCCCTCGCCCGCGCGGTCGAGGAGGTCGCGGGCTGCGGCGAGCCGGACGGGCCAGGGGACGGTCTCGTCGGTGGTGGCGCGGATGAGGGTGCTGACGGCGTCTTGTGCGGCGTCGAGGATCCGCTGCCGTGCGGCCTTCTGCACCTGAGGGGCGCCGCCGCCGTGCTTGACGCAGACGGTCCCGCCGATGATCGGCGCGCGTCGGCACTGGTTGCCCGTGCCCTTCGCGCGGGCGGTGCAGCGGCTGTCCATGTGGTCAGTCCTTCCCTGCGGTGACGCTGCGACCGTCGACTCCGAACGCCTTGAGGATGATGTCGGTGACCAGCCCGCCGAGGAGGAACCCGCAGGCGCAGAGGGCGACGATCCCAACCCACTTCTCGTGGTAGTCGGTGAACAGGGCGTCGAGGACGATCGTCTCGCCGATGCCGCCGATCAGGGTAGGGACGAGCGTGAGGATGCCGGTGCGCAGGCTCGGAGTCCGGAGGTTGCCGGTCTCGTAGACCAGGGCCAGCAGCAGGACGGGAATGACTTGCGCCATGGTGACCAGGAAGTCGCTGTTCATGGGCTAAGTGTCGGTCATCCGGCGGCGCCCGCGAGGAAGGACGCGACGCGGTGGCTCGCGTTCCGATCGAACGAGCGCGCTGCCATGTCGTAGATCGCCGTGGTGTTGGGGCTTGAGTGTCTGAGGGCGAGTTGCATGTCCCGGAGGGGGACGCCTGAGAGCAGGCCGCTGGTGGCGAAGGTGCGGCGTAGGGCGTGGGGTGGGACGTGCTTCTCGAGGTGGGCGGTGCTGGCGATGCGCTGCAGCATCCGATTCGCCGATGCGCGGTCGAGCCGGCGTCCTTGGGTGTTCACGAGGAGCGGCCCCTCGGTGCGGGTGCCGATGACGGCCTTGAGCGCGCGCACAACCGGAAGGGGCAGCGGGACGATGGCGTACTTGCTGCCCTTGCCCATGAAGCGGATGGTGTCGTAGCCCTGCTCGACCTGCATGCTCTCGACGTTGAGGCTGCACGCTTCGCTGATGCGGAGTCCTGACAGCCCGAGCAGCGAGACGAGGGCTGTCTCGGTCGGCCCCATCTTCCGGGCGCCTTGCAGCAGCTGGCCGAACTCGAGGGTGTTGAGGAACGGGCGGTGTTGCTCGTCGCGGTTGACCTTAGGGCGTTCCACGCTGACGGCCGGGTCTTTCGCGATGAGGTCGTCGAGGGCGGCGTACTTGTAGAAGCCGGCGACGACGGTGACGCGGCGGCTGATGGTGCTGGTCGCCCAGCCGGTCTGCTCGAGCCAGCGGACGTACAGCTCGACGTGTCCGCGGAGGGCCCGCAGCGGGTGGAGGCTGTTGCGGTCGCACCAGTCGAGGTAGACGCGTAGGTCGGTTGTGAAGTCGCGGAGGGTGCTGCCGCGGTAGCGGCTGAGGTAGCCGGCGATGGCGAGCTTGAGCGGGTCGCGGGACACCAGGTCGTGTCCTACGTCGTAGGTGCTGATGGTGGTCGTAGCGTTCATGCGGGTCGCGCTCCTCTGGTTGTGGGGGTGCGGTCAAGGGGCCGGTCGCTGTTCCAGCAGCGGTCGGCTCCGTCGTTCAGGGGGCCTGCGTAGACGAGGCGTTAGCAGTCGTCCAGCGCGGGTCGGGCTGGTGCGCTTCCTTCGGCCCGACGAGCGGCCCGTAGGTCTTGTACTGATCCAGCTGCGCGAGGAACCGGAGGGCGCGGTGCAGGCGCGCGCTCGGGCTGTTGCTACCCATTGCGGCTTCCGCAGGCGTGGCAGCGCAGCCGGTCTGAATCCCGCCCTCCGACGAGGACTTCGCCACCCTGCGTGACCATGCTCGGAGCCCACCCCGAGCGGTGGCGACGAGCGGCTGCTGAGTCGTTCGTCATGGACCCTCGCCGCGCCGTTGGTCCCAGGTCGTGCCTACGGTTGCCAGGTGGTCGATCAGTGCGTCGGCGGTCGGGAAGACGGGCGTGATGGGCGACCCCTCGCTGACCGTCTCCCAGACCTGCCAGCCCTCGCCCTCGGGGGGTTCGGTGCCTGTCCACTCGTCGGCAGCCTGCCGCTGCTCCGGTGTCGCGAGGTCGCCGTGTCCGTCGCACGTCGGGCACTTGACGGTGATGCCCAGCCGCTTGCAGCGGAACTCGACGAGGATGCCCCTGTTGATCGCGTCGTGACCGTCTAGACCTCCCTGACGCTGCCGTGCGTTCACCTCCGCAGCGGTCAGTGGGCGCTTCTCCCAGCGGCCCTTACCGTCCTCCATGACCCACGTCCTGAGCCGTCCCTTCGCGAGCAGGTTGTCAACCTCGGCCTGCCCGAGCTTGTCCGCCCATGCGAGCCGCTTCGCGTGGTCGCCGTAGCCGATCATGTGCGGGTAGAACGTCTCCGCGATGGCATTGGCCTCCGGGCTGTAGCCGCTCGAAAAACTGCCGTCGTAGCGGCAGTCCGGGCAGTCGGGGAACGTCTCGGAGCGCAGGAAGCCGCCCCATGTTTTGTCGAGCGGCCAGTCGAAGTCGAGAGGCACCCGCTTGATTTCACGACCCATGACGGGCTCCTTGGTCACGTGCTCATAGGGGATGCAGCCGCAGGGCAGGGCGTCGGACGGGGCGCTCGGTGACACCACGGACGGTGACGAAGGGCCGTTGTCCACAGGACAGTCGCGGCCACGGTGCGCGACACGAAGGGCCAGTCGCGCTACTGGAACCCACACCCGCTCTGTCTGGAAGGGCGAGCGCCGCAGGTACGAGAGCAGTCGGTCGTGCTCACAGGACGCGGTCACGGTCGGCCTCCACTCCGTACAGCGCGGCGGTGCGGCGCAGGTTGTCGGCGTAGCGGTGAGCGTCAGGACACGGCTCACGACCGCAAGCCATACAGAGCCTGGGGTTCGCCGGGTCGCCGCATCCACGGTGCTCTCGCAGCCCCGCGAGGTCGGATGCGACCCGCTTCCGGTCGGCGATCCAGTGAGGGTCTTCCCCCGCGTGTGAGTGCGTCAGGCGGTCGATGGCGGCGAGGGTGCGGGCAGCGAGTTCGTCCGCCTGCGTGAACGTGATCCGGATACCCGCCTCCCGGCCCAACTCGTACTGCGAGGTTCGGGTCGTGGGCGGGGCGCAGAACCCTGCGCAGACCGGAGCGCAGGCGCAGTCAGCCACGGTCGGCCTCCTTCGCCACCCGCTCGGCACGGGCCATGTCTTCGATCCAGTCCACGCCCTGCTGCCGCCACTCGGGCATGTCGCCGTAGGAGTAGTCGGTCTGCAACCACGCGACGGCCTGACGGATGCCCGCCTCGCGGCCCAACTCGTACTGCGGGTCGGGCGTGTCCATGAGGAAGGCGAGTTCCAGCACCCGCTCGTAGGCACGCGGGTGCAGCGGCACGGTGTTCTCGTCTGACCCCCACAGGTAGGCGTTGGCGACCTCGCGGAGCAGTTCCGCGTCGGTGTGCGATGCGTGGTCCAGACGCTGCGTCAGGGAGTCGCAGTCGCCGTGGTGCGTGTCAACCAGGGCGCAGTCAGGCGCGTGGACGGTGGTGGTCGTCATGGGTTCTCCTTTGTGGGTGTGGGACGCGAACAGGTCGCACTCGATGGGGTCACCGACGTGCGTGACGTAGCAGGTGTGGCAGACGGGGATGCCGTGCCGGGAGCAGCAGGGAGCAACCTCGCGCTGCTGAAAGCACTTGCCGCACTCACCCGTCGTACAAGTCGGCGGTGCGGAGCAGCCCCCGTGGTCGCCGTCGTGGGGGGTCAGTTCAGAGGTGTCAACCTTTGCTGATGCAGCGCGGGCGTCGAGCGCGTCACGGTAGCGGTCCGTGGCTGCGTCAAGTGCCAGCAACGCTGCCTCGACCTCAGCGTCGGCTCGTGCCACGGAAGCGACCTCGCGCACACCCTCACACTCCGTGTTGTCCACAGCCTTGATCCTTTCGGTCGGTGTCACAGAGGGGTGGGTGCGTGTCATCAGGCGTGTCCCTGTGAGCGTGCGGTGAGGGCGTAGTGCTGATCGCAGGAAACGCCTTCGTGCTGATCCCACGACGGCAGCGCAACGTCGCACCCGTCCGTGCCGCACACGCGGTCCGTCAGGCGGCGCAGACGGGTCAGGTGGGCGACGGCCAGTTGCTCGGCGCTCAGCGCCTTTCGCGCCGCCGTGAGGCCGTAGTGCTCGCCGCACGCTGGGCAGCAGTCCACTCGCTCGCGGTTCATCGCTGCTCGTAGGTGGGCTGTTCCAGCACGAACGGTCCGCGCTGCGGGGCAAGCCGTTCCAGCGCGTCCGCGATCCGCTCTAGTGCGGACTGACACCTAACGCACTCACGCTCCGTGTTGTCCACAGCCTCGGTCCTTTCGATCGGTGCTACAGAAGGGTGCCTAGAAGCCGAGGCGTCAGGCATCGGGCTCAACCTTCTGTCGCGCCAGCCCTATCTCGACGGCGACCGAAAGCGCGGTGCGCCACTGCTCGGCGCGGTACGGGTCCTTCACGGCCATGAGGTGGAGCGCGTGACCGATGCCCTGCATGTCCTTGGCCCTCACGCAGCGGTTGATGATCAGGTCCACGTCCTGGACGGTGAGGCTCGCGGCCCACTCGGCGTCCGTCACGGAACAGTCCGCGTCCATCAGCAGACCGACGTGCGGGCGTCGGGGTCGTCGGTCAGCAGGTCGTGGGCCATCGCCCACACACCCTGACTGTCCACGACGAACGCCTTGCTCTGCGTGAACTTGAGCGCCGCCACGACGCGGTCGATCTTGGGCTCGCTCAGGACGGGGCACGCTGGCGGCTTCCCGATGTGGATGTCGTCGTAGGAGATGTTCTTCTTGAGCGTGGCGTAGTCCCACTTGAGCGCCTCGCGCAGCTTGGCGCGGGCCTTGTCGAGGTACTGCTTCTCGGCGTCCTTGTGGGCCTTCTCGTTGCGCTTGTCGAAGTCCCGCCAGAACTTGCGGCGACCTTCGAGTGCAGCGATGAAGTCGTCCTTGCTGGTGAAGCGGATCGTGTTCACAGGCTCTCCTGGTCGTGGTGTCGAAGGGTGTGGTCGTGCCACTCGTCCTGGCAGTCCTCGCAGAGGCAGTGGCCCTCGTAGGCGCGCCAGCAGCGGGGGCACTCGCAGTCGCACGACGACGGCTGATCCGGCCAGAGCGCGCCGTTCATGCTGTGGGGCTCGGGGTGGGCGGAGCGAACCGAGTTCAGGCTCTGCGCCGCGACCGGCTCAGAGGCGATCGCGACAGAAGGCTCCGTAGGTTCGCTGCACTCCGGGCACGGATCGCCCGGCCGGCCTCTGTGGGGACAGGTCATCGGCACCGTCATCGCGGCTGCTCCTTCGGGACGGGCACGCAGCTGGTGCAGCGCAAGAACCGCGCGACCGGCCGGTCGTTGTTGGGCTCTTCGTGCGTGCAGACGAGGAGCGCCCACTGCTGGCCGTTGATCCGCCAGCGACGGACAACCTCGCGCAGCGGCTGTTCGCAGCGGGTCATCGCGGCCTGCTGAGGCACTCGACGACGTCGGCCAGGTGCGACGGCCGCCACAGATACGTCTCGGCCCCGGCGCCGGCGAGCAGGTCGAGCCACTCCTGCTGCTCCCGGGTCGTCCGGCCGGTCTGGCGCTTGAGCTCGGCGAAGACGAGTCGGCTGCCGCGGACGAGCGTCAGGTCCGGGTAGCCGGCGACGCTCCGGCGGCTGTCGTGCGTGTGGTAGCTCGTCCAGCCGTGGAGCCGCGCGATCTGCACAACCTGGGACTGCCAGACGGCTTCGCTGACGGTGTTGATCCAGTTCTCGTTCCAGCGGTTCCGGTCGCCGGCCTGCCTGTGCTCGGGTGCGGTCACGGCCGATCACCGCGAACGGAGTCGCTCTTAGCGGCCGTGTCGCACGGGTGCGGGTATGGGCCGCCGAAGGGGTGGTCGAACGTGCAGGTCAGGTCGTGGCAGGCGCTGGCGTCGTGATGCTGCTGGCGCGTGTGACCCGCCGGTCCGTACTCGCAGCAGGGTTCGCTCATGCCGCCCCCTCGCTGTCAGTCAGCAGCGCGTCGGGCTCGGGAAACGGCCGGTTGCCCCACAGGACCTCGGTGCGGTCGCCCTCTCCGGTGTTGCTGTTGCCGCTGAACGCCTTGAGCGTGGCGACGTGCCATCCGTCGTACAGGTCCTCGTACAGCGGCGAGGCGTAGCCGCTGAGGACGACTGCGGCGCGACAGGACCTCAGCGCGTCGGCTAGGCGGGCGTGGTCGTCAGGTGCGCCCATCTCGTGCCGGTAGCCGCTGCTGTTGCGCGACGAGCGCAGGTACGGCGGGTCCACGTAGAGCAGCACGTCGTCGTGCCGCCCGAACCGGGCGATGATGTCCAGTGCGTCCCGACATTCGAGCGTGACCGCGCGCAGGCGCAGCGCAGCTGGTGGCATCCGCTCGACGTAGCCGCGCAGGTAGCGGGGGAACGAGGACGACGACCCGGCGGGATCCTGGTAGTGCCGCCACCCGGTGATCCGCAGCGTCGAGGACCTGGATTGCGTGAGCAGCACCCACACGCGGCGGGCCCGCTCTAGGTCACTGCATGCCCCGTCGAGGTCGCGCGCCGCTGTGAACTCCGCTCGGCTGTGCGGCGTGAGCGCGGCAGCTGCTACGAGCTCGTCCGGCCGGTCACGGAGGACCTGCCAGAACGTCATGAGGTCGCGGTCGAGGTCGTTCACCGTCTCCATGCGGGACTGCGGCTTGGCGAGCAGCACCGCGAGGCCTCCGGCGAACGGCTCGACGTAGTGCTCGTGCTCGGGCAGCAGCGCGACGATGCGCTTGGCGAGGCTGGTCTTGCCGCCGTAGTAGGTGAACGGCGGCTTGAGCGGCGCTACCGAGGCGCCCTTCGTGTCCGACGTCATGAGCTACTCACAACGCGAAGGGCGGAGCACTGACGGCAGCCAGCGTGCCGGTCGACACCGTGCTCGCAGTCCGCTTCCGGTCCGGACTCCGACCGCGTCCGTACTTCTCTTTTCTCTTCTCTACTTCTCTCTACGCTCCGACTCGGTACGGACTCGGTGCGGATTCCGTGCGGAGCCTGTCCCCGCTTCCGGGCGGCGTCCTCGGCCCGTCGCTGCGCCACGATCGACGCGGGGTCGTTGTGCTGCAGCCACGCCGCGATCGTGTAGGAGCCGTCGTCGAGGTCGAGGACGAGCTGCTCCCGTAGGAGCGTGGCGAGTCGGGCCTTCCAGCCCGGGACGTGCAGGCGGTCGATCTGCAGCGGCTCGAGCCGACCGTCGGTGCCGAGCCGCTTGCAGGCGAGCGCCATCGCCAGGTACAGCGTCGTGGCTTTCTCGCCGGCTCGGACGATGCGGGGGTCGTCGAAGAAGTTGACGTCGAGGGGCAGGTACAGCCCTCCCTTGCGACGAGGCATCAGGCGGCCACCTCCGCGGCGTTCGAGCCGACCCACAGGGCGATCGGGTGGGCGTGCGTGCCCGGGTCGTCAGAGGCGACCCACGAGACCTTGCGGATGTCCTTGCGCCGTGATGCGGCCATGAACCGGGCGCCCACGAGGGCAGGGCGGACACCCGGCGGCAGGAGGGGACGGACGTCGTTCGCGGAGAACGCACGGCCACGTGCGGCGACCTCACGGATCGCCTGGTCGATGACCGCACGTTCCCAGTCGTCCGACGCCTGCTCCGCGAGGGCGATGCCTTCGTCGCGCAGGGCCTGCCCGAGCTCGAGCTGCTCGGCCTTCACGCGGCCCGCCGGCGGTACTTCGTCGTGCGTCCGTTGTTCCCCTCGCGGAACACAAGGCAGCGGCAGCCGCGGCGGTACCGGCCGGGAGAACCGTGCGCGGGCATCGGGCGTTGCATCTCGTTCGCGGGCAGGCCGAGACGGCCGCGGATCCGCAGCACCGTCCGGTCGCTGATCCCGAGCCTCCGCGCGATGGGGCCGTCGTTCATGCCGAGCGCGTGGAGCTGGCGGACACACTCGCGGCGCTCGTACTTCGTCACGTACACCGACTGGTCGCCGGCTACGCGGCGTGCGACGGCCATCTCGTCGATGTGCGTCCCCGCCCTGCTGGGACGGCGGACTGCCTCGGCTTCCCCTTCCGGGACAGCCCGCCGCGTTCCAGGGGCGGTCATGCGCGTGCCCGCTGCCGGGGGAGGACCGTCACGTTCGACGGCGCCCGCTGCGTTCCCGCGTCGGCCAGCCCTGCGGCGTACCCGTTGCGGTAGGCGCGGCCGGCGTACACCGCCAGCAGGAGCAGGCTGTACGCGATGAGCGAGCCCAGCACCAGCAGGA